GGCTATGGTGATGATCGCGTTGCCGGTGCTGGGCCTGCTGCTGTGGATGAGCTACAAAACCATCGCCGGAAAAATCAACCCGCCTCCGCCGTCTCCGATCGTTGCGCAAAAAGTTGAGGGAAATATACAGCGCCCGCTCCTGGATGTTCCGCCGTCTGCTGCGTTGCCTCCTGGTTCCTGCCGCTGTTCGATCTCCTGTCCCGTCTGCTTAGCTTGCCTGCATGCCGTGGGCGAGGGGCGGCTCCGCCGCACCCGCCGCGGCTGCTGGCTGCGTTGCTTAGGTTTTGCGCATTACCGGAAAACCTGTGTTGTGCTGTTGGTTTCGCGTCATTCCTGCCGGAGTTATCCCCCGATTTTGTGAATAACCGGACTGTGGGGAAACCCCTCGGAGGGGCGCAAGCCACGCCAACCGAAGGGGGGAATTTTCCATAGGCTGCGCTATGTCCTTTGTCGGTCGTTGACTTTGGCACTAGCCCGCATGGGCTGTTTGTGGGGCTTTCACACTTTCCCAGAAAAGTCAAGGCACTCAAATCCCCACTCCTTCATGCAAGCGTTTTTGACTTAAAGTTGACTTACAGCGTGCGAACGAACGAAGTATGCGGATTGGATTGAGCATCGAGGGCGAAAAAAAACCGCCCTGATCGGGCGGCTTTTATTGTAAAACGTCGAGGTTTTCGGCCTTCATAACTGGGCATTATGCGTATCAGGTCAAGCGTGCCGCTCGCGTTTGATTCGATCAACCAAGAAGCCGTAAAGATTAAACCCCACATCGCCACGGCTCCCGTCCTGATACGCTGCACGAAATTTATCCAGAAAGCCTTTTTTGTCTCGTCCTTCTCCGTTTCCGCTTCGAATTCTGCCAGCAATAGCAACGGATGGACTTTCAGAATTTCGGCCATTTTAACGGCCGTGTAGGCATCCGGTGTTCTTCTCCCTGCCATGTAGTCACATATCCGCGCTGGATTGATTCCTAGCCGCTTGGCTAGTCCGTAATCCGATTGAATTCCCTCTTTTATTTTGCAATCTTTCAAGCGTTCTCTGATTGTCATGGTGTCACCCTCCTATAGGTTTCGACATTATCCCCTCGAAAAAGTTGTTGACAACCTTTCCAATTTGGAAATAATGAGCGTGCATTCCGTTTTGGAATGCTTTTAACCCAGAAAGGTAAAAAATCATGCTCACGCTTGAAGCCAAAGTTGTAAACGTATTTTCCACCAAGTCCTTTACCGATAAATCCACCGGCGCGATTACTCCTCCCGGACACAAGGCGCAGCTCTACTATGAAATGCCCGGCGGCGCTGAGGGCACCGAAAAGCGCATTGTGCTTGACGATTTCAACGTGCGCGAACAGGGACCGGCTTTCTTGAAATGTGTGGGGAAAACGGTGCGAATTCCGGTCGGCGCAATGGTCAATGATGCCGGGAAGGTGCAATTCTTCATCCCGCGCGGCGGCGTTCCTACTGTGGTCGGTGTCGCCTGATATGCTTTCCCGGCAACCTCTCTTGCCGGAGTTCTACCATCTGCCCGGTTACGCCGGGCGGGTGGCATTCCAACCTTCTTTGTTTTCTGCTGCGCCTTTTCTCAACGCTGCCCCGCAGTCGGGCGAACTCCTTTCTGGGAATTCGAGGGAAGGCGCAGCACAAAACAAAGCGGCTGCAAAAAGTCCGGGTCCGTATGTAATACCCGGACAAAGTGCCATGGGTGGCAGCTCATGTTAATCGACTGGCTCACCATCAGGCACCCTATCAACGACAAGTTGGGTTCTTATCTTCTTGAAAAGATTCAAGATTGTATGGGAAACACTTACTGTTGTAACCCGGATGGCTCGGTAAAGTGGTCAAAAGTGAGTTTGGACATCGACAAACTGCGTTCTGATTCCCCCGGCCTGTTCTGGTCTATCTCCTGCGATGCCGATTCGAATCGTTACATTTCCATCGGTGCAAGCCCGTCAAGCCTCGAATTTGGCGGCGTAAACGTTTTTGGCTCTCTGGATATCGAATATGGTGCGCAAGTGCTTCTACAGCATGCTAGGCGCGCTCTATTGTCAATCCTGCCCGACTTTCAGTACTGGCAATGCTGCCGGGTGGATGTCACCTGTAATTACGATCTCGGCAATGTGGCGCAAGTCAAACAAGGCTTGCGCCTGTTGCTGGCGACTGATGCGCCACGGCGGCGTACGAATTCAGACCGCAAGGGTGGCGATACCGTTTACTGGAATCCAACTTCCGATCTGCGCGCCGGGAAGGCGTACCACAAAGGGCCACAGCTGCGGAAACAAGTGCGCCACGGTGCGTGTGAATGCCCGGAAGAATTATTGGATAAGGCGGATAACTTGTTGCGTCTTGAATTGAAGCTCGGTGCGCGCTGGTTTCGTCGCTTGAAAAAGGCTTGGCATTGTCTGACGCCTGCCGAATTGTTGCAGGAACATCAATCGTTTTTTGGTGCGCTCATTGGTGAGGGCTTGGAGGTTAAAGACATGGGAAGTTTGCTGAAAGAACTGGAAAAGGTTTGCCCGACGAAAGGCCGCGCGCTGGCGGCGCATAAAACTTTTTCGCTCATCAAGTCGATGGGCTACACCCAGACGAAAGAAAGTACTCCACAACGAACTTTTATGCGTCATTGCGCCGATTTGCGGCTGGCTGGTATTTCCTCTGCTGAACTCTGCGCCGGGGAGATTATCCCCTTTAAGGTGCGAAAAATGGTGATTGCTGAGCCGGTGAAGTGGTGGGATGAAATTAAGAGGGTTGCATGAAAAATATTTCTGATCTGCATCTGGTCGCGTTCTCTGCTTTCGTCGGGGTTTTGGGTACGGTCGGCGGCCTGCTGTTCCTCGGCTTGGTTTATGAGGTGATGCGTTAATGGCTTGTTTTTGTATCAAGTGCGGAGAAGTGCTTGTTGTCCCTGCTGAGGGTTCTATTGCCTGTTGGTTTTGTGGTGAAAAATTTCCTTCGGTTTGTGCGGCGATTGATTACGAGCCGCAGCAAAGTCGTCCGATTATCAAATCGGAAACGGTGTCGGTTCGTCCTGGTGTTGGTTGTAAAACTTTGGGGTTCGAATGATCTACAGAATTTCGGCATATCGCCGAATCCGTTGTCTGACGGTTTCAGGCGGTTTCTTTAGGAGTGTTTGAAAAATGAAAAAAGTACTCGTTGGTTCCTTGCTGTTGGCTCCTCTGTCGGCGTTCGCTGCTGTTCCTATCGGTGTTACCACTGCGATCTCTGACATGTCTGCCGATGCCGTGACGGTCGCGACTGCCGTTCTGGTGGCGATCATCGGTGTTGTGGCGATCAAGTTCATCCGCAAGGGGCTGTAATGTTTGCCGGGCGGCTGGTAACAGTCGCCCATTTTCGGAGGGTTTATCATGTCGTTAGACTATGAAAATGTTGATAACTTGACGCTATTTACTGCTGCTCAAGATAGTGGTTATTTGGGAACGTATTCAGATTTTGAGGGTATCGCTGTTGCTGGTGAAACGAGTGATTTGTTTGAATACCTTGACGATGTAAGCGAAGTTTTCTAATTGGACTTTTGCCCAAGAAAATGAAGGATATATAATTTAAAGCGGAGGTGTAATTATGAGTTATTTTTCGGGGAATGCTGAGCTTTTAGACGAGGCCGATTGGGACAATTCAGTTTTAGATTTTATTCAATCCGGTTATTCGTCTGATGATGATAATGGTGATGAATCGCACTACAACAGCCATCCTCAATCTGGTTATGTATCTGATTTTGTTAGTTCATGGGAAAAGGGCTTTGTTTCGTAATGGCTCTCACCGGCTACCTCGTTAACCAAGGCCACTCTACGGTTTGCGCGCCTGATGCTGCTGCCGCGATGGTCGCGCTCGGCGGTCGTTTTCCTTATGTGGCGGGCAGTCAACCTGTTTTGTGTAACCTGAATTCCAGCGCGCACACTCCGCCGGATATTTTTAGTAATAATATTACTTGCCATAATCTGACGGGCGCGCAGTCCTACACGTATTTTTATGATTTGGTACTGGCTCGCTGCGATCCTGCCGACACGCTTGGCACTAATGCCGCGATGTTTGCCGATGGCATGTCAATGGGCTGGGGCGTTGTCGCCGCGATGGCTGCGGCTCTGGCGGTGATATTTCTAAAAAACGCGTTGGTCGTCCGCTGATGGCTGACGCTCTCTATTTGCTGTTTGGATTTCTAACGGTGGTCATGCCATGCGCTTTGATAATATTTTCCGCTATGCGTTAATTGGTTGTTTGTTTTTTTTTGTGATGATGCGTCCTGCATGGGCCCAGTGGGATGGCACATTTAGCAGTCCTTACGGCAATCAATCTTTGAGTATGACAGGAAGTTTTGATCAAATGATTCTTGCTGCTAAAAATCAAGTTTGGCCTTCTGGTGGTTATTCTAATTGTTCTTTTCCGTACGGGAATAATTATCAAGAGCAATGCATTTATGGTGGTCAATGGAAAATTTTAAATTATTATTATATGAATCTAATTTGTGCATCTCCATTGGTGGTAAATGCTGCCGGTACTGATTGCGAAGATGCGCCTGCTCCTCCACCTCCTCCACCTCCTCCTCCTTGTCCTGCTGTTGGCACGGTTTTAAGTTCCGGTTTTTATGATGTTGGCACCTCTCCAAAAATGGCAAATAATCAAGCGTGCGCTAATGGTTGTCGTGTGTTATTTGGCGGGTCGATTAACTCAACGTCGATTGTTGACGGCGTGAAGCATTATTGGGCTGAGGGAAATTATGTTTATAACGGTTATCCAGATGCCAATCCTGCTGTTAGCACGTGTCCAAATGAAACAATGGCGATGACCGAATATGGAGCGCCTGCTGTTGAACCTACTTGCGCGGTTGGGCAAATTTTGTTGAGCGGTACAAATGGTTTGCGCATGTGTTTTGATAGTGTGACTGGTGCGCCGGTCAACACCGATTCCGCGTCTGCTGTCGCCGATGTGCAAACTATGGCGGCGGAGCAAACAGCGGCACAAATGCAGGCGGCCGCTTCTGCCGTTATCGCTGCGGGTGGCTCGGCGTCTGACGTGGCTGCGGCGCAATCGGTCGTGGCTGGTGTTGCTGCTGTTGGTGGTGTAACTGGTGGCGGATCTGGCGGCAGTGATTCGCAATCGATTTTTTGCGATCTGAATCCTGCATCGCCGTTGTGTACTAAGCAGGATTTTGGTGAGGTCGGCGAAGTTACGCTTACTGAAAAAACTATCAACGTGTCGATTACGCCGGTCGCGGTCGGCCCGTCTGGAACCTGTCCGGCCCCGTCTCCGATGGTGATTCATGGTACTACGGGATATTTTCAATGGACAACCTATTGCAATTTTGCTAACGGCATCCGCCCGATTTTGCTGGCGTTTGCGTGGTTGTCTGCTGCTGGCCTGCTGGTCGGCGGTTTCCGCTCGGCATAGGGGGTAAAAATGGCTCTGCCTTTACTTGGTGCGTTTTTGGCTGGTTCAGTCGGTGCGCTGGCAAAAAAAGCGTTGGTTGCTATTGGTCTCGGTACTGTGACTTATGCCGGACTGCAAGTTGCGTTCGATGCGGCCAAACAACAAATCATTGTCAACTATGGGGCCATGCCTGCGGACGCTTTGCAAATCGCTGGCATGTCTGGCGTAGGTGAGACTATAGGCATCATTCTAGGGGCTCTGGCGGCTCGCGTGGGCATGGTTGCTTTATCTCATATCGGGAGGGTTTTATAATGGCTATCACGCTCATTACTGGTGTCCCCGGCACGGGCAAGACTGCGTTTGTTGTTGCCGAGTTGGAAAAAATCGCCGCGTCTGGTCGTGTTATTTTTTCCAATATTTCAAACTTGAAAATCCCGCATTATCGCCTTGGCAAGATGTGTGACTGGCACAAGGGTGCGTGGCTGCATGTAGATCGCTACCAGCGTACTGGCAATCCGTTGGTAATGGAGGGTGACGCAGAAGATGACGAGGGTAACAAAAACTGGCTGCCAAGTCCTGATGTGGTTGTGCAGTTGGAAACCGGTGAGGTGCGGATTTTGGTGCGTGGTGATGATGGCCAGGTAGTCGGCTCGGTGCCGTATGAAAGCCACAAGGGCGCGCTGGTGGTGTTCGATGAGTGTCAGGATATTTTCCGTCCTCGTCCTGTTGGCTCCGCGGTGCCTGATCACGTGGCCGCGCTCGAGGTTCACCGGCATCAGGGGCTTGATTTTTGGCTGATTACGCAACGGCCCAACTTGATTGATGCGAACGTGCGCGGCTTGGTCGGTCGGCATGTCGCTTTAAGATCTACCGCGCTCGGCCGCTACAAGTACGAATGGGCGGAGGTCGGCGACATAGAAAGCAAGTTCTCGCGGGATACTGCCGCGCGCAGCCGTTACAAATTGCCGTCTCACGTGTTCGGCCTGTACAAGTCCGCTGATGTGCATACTGTCACAAAACACACGCTGCCTATGGCTGCCAAGATGGTGATGATCGCGTTGCCGGTGCTGGGCTTGCTGCTGTGGATGAGCTACAAAACCATCGCCGGAAAAATCAACCCGCCTCCGCCGTCTCCGATTGTTGCGCAAAAAGTTGAGGGAAATATACAGCGCTCGCTCCTGGATGTTCCGCCGTCTGCTGCGTTGCCTCCTGGTTTTGAACCGTATTCGCCGAAACAGATTGCAGGCCAGCACCCATATCAGAATTTCGAACTGGTAATTACCGGACACATAAAATCCGCCACGCGCGAAATGTACAGTTTTAACGCCATGCAGGGCGCGCAGTCGGCGTTCATGGTGACGTCTGGCGAACTGGTCGAAGCTGGTTACGTTATCGAGCCGCTTTCGGCCTGTGCCGTGAAAATCATTTACAAAGCTACCGAGTTTTTTGCTGCCTGCAACACTTCCAATGCTCATTCACCTGGCGCTTATAGGCCGCTGGATTTGTAGCCCATTCCTGCCGCTGTTCGATCTCCTGTCCCGTTTGCTTAGCTTGTCTGCATGCCGTGGGCGAGGGGCGGCTCCGCCGCACCCGCCGC